TAAAAGAAGGTGTAGATGACCATGAAGAACAGATGGCAGTACTTGGCGCAGCAGTGCGTTTAGGTGTAGTTATCTGGTCAGGATTTATTATTACCTTAAGTTATGTCGAACTGCCTATGGTTAAAAAGTCAGCTACAGCAGGCGATATCACGTTCGTAGCCTCGATTTTTACGGGCGCACTCGCAACTTTTGGGCTGTCTACGGGAAATGGTAACGGCAAAAATAAAGACAAAGAAAAACCAAAAGCATGAAAAAATTAATCTTGCTTTTAGCTCTGTTAGCACCCGGCATAGCTAGAGCCAACACAGTGACCCCACAATTTACTTCAGGGTCCATGAACTCAACGACCACTACCACTCAAACTATCGTGGAGACGGAGCAACGCCAAGTATGGGGTGCTGCCGTAAATACGTGGTCAGGAAATAATGTAACTGCATCTGGAAACTTAGCAGACACAGCTACAACATTTTCAGTAACTAACACTTCACTACCGTGGAACTTAGAAACCACAACAAGAGCAGCAGGCTTAGTAGAACAAATAGATTTCACAAGAAACTATACAATAAACTCTACTACTACATCGCTGTCTGTATTCTCTCAGTAAGTCCTGTACTTGCAGAAGGAGACACCAATAATAATAGTAACCCCGTGGCAGCAGCGACGGGAAATGTTACAAATCAAGCTGTACAATTTCAGAACAATGGAGCACCAAGTCGACAATCCTTTGGTAACAACATATCTTGTAATGGCAGCACTATGACATTTAGTCCATTTTATATGGGCAACGATACCGAACCTGAAACAGAGGACGGTTATGTCATATCAGAAAACTGGGGGTTCCAAATTAACTTTATGGTACCTCTAAATCGAGACTTGACTAAGCAATGTGAACGCATGGCTGAAAGTCAGATACAAAAAAACAAGCTCGATTTTGAGCTGGTTCGTGCATTAAAATGTGCAGAATTACAGCAGAAGGGCTTTACCCTGCTACCCGGGTCACGTGTATATCACATATGCTCCGACGTAGTACCTATTCAATCACTATTAAAAAACAATGTTAGCAATCCTTAAACCATTCGTGCTATCTGCACTTAAGTCACCAAAATTTAAGACTTTCGTAGTTGAACTACTAGAAAAATTAGTAGAGCAGACAGATAACGAATTAGATGACAGAGCCTTACAGATCGTTAAAAAAGGCTTGGGAGTATAAATGAAAAAGAAAGCAACTGAAGACCAGTTTAACGAGTTGCATAATCTAGTTACTAAAGAGTTTCTAAAGCGTATAAAAGCAGGAGAAGCCACTACACAGGATTTAAAAGCAGCTTGTGATTGGTTAAAAGCTAATGATATTAGCGGAGTTGCTTATGACGGAAACCCTCTAGCAAAACTTGCACAGGTTATGCCAACCGTTGACCCAGAATTAGTACAGGCAAAGCTCTATGGCAAAAACCTCTGAATACTATAAATCCAACCCTAAAGCTAAAGCTAAAAGGCTAAAGCAACAAAAAAAATACAACAAAACTAAAAAGGGTTTAGCCCTACGTGTTAATGCAAATAAACTTAATCGAAAACTTGGTACCTACGGAAATGGTGATGGGCAAGACGCTGCTCACTATTCGGGGAGTACTACCAAGGGCAGACTCCAAAGTCCATCCGAGAACAGAAAAAGCAGACTCAAAATACGTAAATGACCCCATTATTACCTAGTCCAAAACATTACTTACACAACTTAATAACCATGACAAGTTCAGATTCTAAACGGCTCTGGAGAAGGGCTATCAAAGAGCACTTTAATTGTACATGCGTTTATTGCGGAGAAACTTATGATTTTAATCAACTTACACTCGATCATGTCAAACCTCGTTCAAAAGGTGGGCAAGATCTTACACGAAATGTTGTTTGCGCGTGCAGGAAATGCAATGCGGACAAAGGTAGTAGTCATTGGCTTGGATGGATGCGAAAAGCATTTGGATTCCAGCCACTTCGAGAATTAATTATTCAACAACACATTATTAAAGGAACTTAACAACCATGGCAAGAAGAGGCTCAGGTCTTCATTTAACTAAAGAAGGCAGGAAAAAACTTAATTTTACTGACAAATTAAAAAAGAAACAAGACGAAAAAAAGTATCAACAAAACCTGAATAAACAAAGAAAAAATGAATCTTCTGATTCTGGTAAAACTACAAAGAAAAGTGGTCCTTATGTTACTAAGAATGGTAAGCGTTATTTAAAAACCTCACCTATGGGTAAAAAAATAATAGCTGACCAAAAAAGAAAATCTCTCGCTTCAAAGAATTATATGTCTAAAGAAATGATCGAGAAGAGAAAGAAAAGACTAAAAATTAAGAAGTAAATGCTAGACGATATTGCACGCCGAGCGATGCAATCTCATGTTAAAGCATCGCTTAAAAAAATACCAAAGAAGGTTGTAACAGAAACTGCACCAGCAAAAGTGTTAGATATGAATTACAAACCTTCTGATACTTATGTAAAAGCTCATAAACAAAAACTTGCACAAGAGTCACCTATCTATACATGGAATAATATTAAAAACACAGAAGTAAAATCTCTTGATGATATTACGGAATGGAACAGTGAGTTTAAACCGGGAACTAAAGAACACTTTAAAGATTTTGGTTTGGCTATGAAATATAAATTTCCTGATTTAGAAGGTGGTGATAACTTTGTAGGGTTTGAAGATATTTATGCAAAGTATGAAGCACTTGGATTTTCTAGAAATATAAATGGACAGAAACATAGATTAAAGCGTACTTCAATAAATGGTCCTAGACATAAATATGCTAATGGACCAGCTTTATCAGCTCAACCACAAAAAGACAGAAACATTACTCAAGCTAGAGCTGGAACTAAAAGAAATAAAAATATTACATTTTCTACACCAGAAGATAAAGCTAATTTTAATAGACTTAATAAAGAAAAAGCAGTATTAAATAAAGAATCAGGTAGAGGCAGTAAAACTGGTACTGGTGGTTATGTATTAGAACATGATATATTACAAAGTAGTAGGTATTGGAAAGTAAATACAATTAGGAAAAACTCTGACGCTACAAATGTATATAATTGGAATAATACTAAATGGATTACCTATAAAGGTGCAGTAGAACGCCACTTAAGAAGATTATCTGGTGAACCGTTTGCAGTTAAGATGAACGGTACAAAAGATAAACTAGAAATAATATACATTGACACAGACGAAGTTGTAGGTTCAATAGGTCTAGGAGAAGACTATAGAAGTATATTTAAACAACTCGTACAGGATTTTGCTTAACTTTATATGACAGACGTTTTAACGTCCTTACAGGGCGACTTCAAGCTGTTTCTGCAAGCATTATGGGAGCAGCTTGACTTGCCTTCACCTACGAGGGCACAATACGCCATTGCAGATTATTTACAACACGGACCAAAACGACTACAGATTCAAGCCTTCCGAGGAGTCGGAAAAAGTTGGATTACTGGTGCGTTTGTGTTGTGGACTCTGTTTAATGACGCAGAAAAGAAGATAATGATTATATCAGCTTCTAAGGAAAGAGCTGACAACATGTCTATCTTCTTACAAAAACTTATTATTGAAACACCATGGCTAAGTCACCTACAACCAAAAAGCGACGACGCGAGATGGTCAAGAATTTCTTTCGACGTTTTATGTTCTCCTCATCAAGCCCCCTCAGTGAAGTCCGTAGGTATTACGGGACAGTTAACTGGATCACGTGCGGATCTTATGATTCTGGACGACATAGAGGTCCCGGGAAACAGTATGACGGAGTTGATGCGTGAAAAACTACTTCAACTCTGTACAGAAGCCGAGTCAATCCTTACGCCGAAAGACGATAGCCGTATTATGTATCTCGGGACTCCTCAGACTACTTTTACTATTTATCGTAAGTTGGCAAGCAGGAATTACAAACCTTTTATTTGGACCGCAAGATACCCAAGAAATAATACACAATACGAAGGACTAATAGCACCACAGTTACAAGCAGATATTGATAATGGAGCACAACCTTGGACACCTACAGATGACAGATTTACAGATGATGACCTTGTTGAAAGAGAAGCGTCCATGGGACGTAGTAACTTTATGCTTCAGTTTATGTTGGATACAAGTCTTAGCGACGCTGAGAAGTTTCCTCTCAAAATGGCTGACCTTGTTGTTACTGCTGTTAATCCTACTAAAGGACCCGACAATATCGTATGGTGCTCAGACCCGAGAAATGTACTTAAGGATTTGCCCACAGTGGGTTTACCCGGGGACTACTTCTACTCTCCGATGCAAATACAGGGGGAATGGACAGACTACCAAGAAACAATCTGCTCCGTTGACCCATCCGGGAGAGGAGCCGATGAAACAGCAGCCTGCTATATCTCGCAGAAAAATGGCTTTCTCTATGTACACGAAATGCGTGCCTACCGTGACGGGTATTCCGACAACACGTTGTTAGACATACTAAAAGGTTGTAAAAAATACAACGTAAATACACTCGTTATAGAGTCTAACTTCGGTGACGGTATAGTTGCTGAGTTGTTTAAAAAGCATTTACAGCAAACACAACAACGTATATTAGTAGAAGAAGTAAGAGCTAATGTTAGAAAAGAAGACAGGATTATTGATACTCTCGAGCCTATTCTTAATCAGCACCGTCTTATTATTAATAAGTCTATCATCGACTGGGATTATAACTCCAACAGAGAAGCACCTCCAGAAGAAAGGCTTTTATACATGCTGTTCTATCAAATGAGTCGCATGTGTAGACAAAAATACGCAGTAAAGCACGATGACAGGTTAGACTGTCTAGCGCAAGGCGTAAAATACTACATAGATGCGTTTGGAATATCAGCTAGGGAACAGATCAAGTTAAAGAAAAGAGAAGAGTGGGATGATATGCTAGAAGCGTTTATAGACGACCCTCAGTCCGCTACTAACCATTTAGTAATGGGCATGTCTGTAGACCAACGTAGAGAAGCTAGAGGTAAAGAATCAAGCAAGTCTATGACTTGGTTTTAATCGAGGGCATCCTATTAGGGGAGAGAAGGGTGGACTCTCCCTCTTAATACACTATTAGCCGGATATCTATTAATGATATCACCTCTAATTACTACCACTAACCTATATGGAAAATAAATTAAAGATTAATCACTTTAAAGAGTTATATAAGAGTTTAAAGACTCCTTTCCCACCTATTAATTTTTTAATACTTGGTATGTTAATTGGTCTCGAGCAGAGATGGATTAACCTAAAAGCTGAGCAAACAGTAGATATGGCTATTGATGAATACCATGAAAAAATGGATGAATTGTCAGAACCAGTTTACAAAGCAGTGATAAAAGAGGTGGAAGATGGATATACTATAGGCTACTTCCCAGAAGATAAAGATGAAACTGTTTCTTGATACAGCGATCATAGAGGATATAGACTCCAGACTAAGTTCTGGGGTTATATCTGGGGTGACCACCAACCCTACGCTAATAAAGAAGAGTGGAAAAGACCCTGACGACATATATGCCGATCTTATACAAGATATAGGTGTTAAAGACCTATCAATAGAAGTAAACGGACAGTTTGCTGACCAACTGATAGAGAATGGCATTAAATACGGCAAGTTATGGGCAAATGAAGCAACTATTAAGCTACCCTGCACACCGGAGGGTATAAAGGCTTGTAAGACGCTTAGCTACATGGGCATACGAACCAACATGACGTTGGTGTTTAGCGTGTCACAGGCGATTCTATGCGCGTTAGCAGGCGCATCCTACGTGTCACCATTTGTTGGACGTTTAGACGACAACGGACACGACGGTATTGCATTAATACGTGAAATAGCTAAAGTATTTTGTCATAACAGATCAGATACTAAGATACTAGCTGCCAGCATACGTGACGCTGCTACAGTTGGTAGAGCATTTCAAGCCGGTGCACATATTTGCACCATACCGCCAAAAGTCTTTGACGATATGTACAAACATGTGCTCACTGATAAGGGATTGTTCCAGTTTATTGTAGACTCAGGACAAATAAACCCTTAAATTTTGGCAAAAATGTCTCAGGAGTATTATATTATACGACGCCGGCAGGATTCCCCCATAGGGGTCGCCCCGTTACCGCAGGCACGCGCACGCGTTAATTGATCGCGTATGCGTGTCCAATGCGTGTCCAGCTCGCTTCGCTCGCACCACCAAAGCCAGTAATAGCAAGGGTTCTCACGATATGTAGTACTGTCCAAGTGACAGTTCGGCAGTGGAGCGAGGCGTAGCCGAGCGGATACAACTAAATCGCGCAGGCATGCAGGCACGCGGATATCTAGAACGCGCGTGAGCAGCGATCTGTTGCCTAGCCGAGACTCATTGAGACAACAATAATATACTACTACGTAGTTATATATTGTTACAGAATGTTAAGATGACTTGAAATGCTGGTCGGATAGGGTTTATACTGGGAAGGTAGATAGAGTTGTTTACGTTATGTTATATTCTCTCTCCTAGAATAGGTGAGAGAGATAATATAACTTAACTACAACTCTCTACTCACTGTTCAATTACAATTTTCGATTATGTTCACTTC